TCAATGTTCCAGATCGGCATGCGGGTCAGGCCACCAGGGCAGAAGCTCCACCGTCCAGATCAAACGCTCCCGGTCCCTTTGCGGTGCGCCCTGGACAGTGAAGACCTCGCCCGCGATCTCGAACCGATCGCCGGCCGCCAGTTCCGGACAATCGCTGACGCGCACATCCAGAACCACGCTGTCGCTCACCAGGCGTGCCGCGCCAAACTCGACCATCCGGTCGGGGTTGCGGCGCATCACCCGAACCCCGCGCTCCACCCCGACGCCAGATTGCTTGTATAGCGCCGGGGTGGAACAGTTAGGGTCGCCAAAGATGACGCCAAGCGCTTCAGCAAAGGCAGTCATCACGTCCGCTTGGCCGAGCGCAGCACCTGCGGCCGCGTGCAGATCGGCAGCGGGTTGCTTTCGATCTCGAGCCGCACCCATTCGTCGCGGTCGCGGTCAGGGATCATCCGCGCATAAAGCGGCAGGCCCAGCGTGTTCACTGTCTCGAACGTGTCGGCCGGGGCGTAGTAGATCTCGAAGAGCCCGTCGACGCCCTCCGGATAGAAATACGCCTTGTCGGTCGGCACGCCGAAGCCGAGCCCGCCCCGGTAGCGGCGGAAGGTGATGCCGCCGAAGCTCACCTCTTCCCCTACCCTGCCCCGCAAATCGGCCGCGGCGGCGGTGTTGAGATAGGTCTCGCGCACCTCCTTGTGGGCGACAAGATCGGCGAAGAAGGCCGAACCGCATTCAGCGCGCAACTGCACCTGACCGGCCGCGAGCCCGCCGAGGCTATCCTCCACGCTCTCGATCAGCGCCTGGCAGCGTTTGCGCAGGGCGCCGGATGCGGGCGACTGATTGTCGAGGTCGAAGTCCACCTCGGCTGCCGGCGTGATACCGAACTCGGTGTAATAGTTGATGACCGTCGCGCCGTCCTTGGGGTCCTTCACCACGCCCTGAATGCCGTTGAAAAGGTGGAACTCGAAAGTGGCCTCGGCGTCGTTGCGCAGGCGGCCCATCTTGCGCGCCACTTCGGTCTGAACCTGCTGTGTGGCGGTTTCCGAGCCGAAGTCACGGATGCCCTGAATCTCGGCGGCCCAGAGCACGTCCTGTTTCTTGAACTGGCGGCAGACAAAGGCGCGCATGTCACGCCGTTCGGGGACCTGTTGCTCATAGGCCGAGCCGCGTTCGGAGAACGGGATCAGCGACAGCGTGCCGTCGCGGCTTTCGATCATCACGGTGCGTTGGCGCACACCGCGCGATCCAAAAAGACCGGAGCCCGACAGGATCGCCGGTTTGAAGGGGATGTTTTCCAGAGCCCGGGTGAGCTCAATAATGCTGAAGGCGTCGCCCTCGAAGATGTCCATGCTGGCCATTGCGCCAATCTCCTGAATGTCGATGAAACAGATGCGCGCCGGGGCTCAGCGCAGGATGATGCCAAGCGCGGCAAGTGCCGTGGTGGCTGCGGTGATCTGGGCCTCGGTCGCGCCCTCGGGCCAGACGATCTCGTGGCGGTTGACGATGGCGGGGCCACGCAGGATCACGACACCGGGCGCGTCAGCATCCGTGGCGTCCACGCCGGCCCAGAGGATGCCGGCGGCATTCTGGCTGCCATTTGAGGCACCTGGGGTCAGCACGGTGTATTTGCCGCCCGTCGTGATCTTGCCGAGCACAACGCCAGGCTCGAGCTTGCCTGCTCCGGAAGCGATGGTGACGGTTTCTCGGGTGTAATCGCGGAGCACTTCCCAGACGAGGAAGCCGCCTGCGTGTTTGGTCTCAGAGAGCGTGGTCATGATGCGTTAGCCTTTCGTCTTGAAAGTGCGGGCGATCACGTCGCCCCAGGATTGCGTGGATGCCGCGCGCCCGGGCTGGGCATGGGCGGCGGTGATGTCGGGAGTGGCGTCGGCCTTTGCCGCGAGAAGACGGCTCCGGACCTCGTCGAGGCTGGCATCCTCTTCGAGGAAGCGCCCGGCCATCTGCGGTTGACCCGCGAGTCTGCAGAGATCGATCACGGCACGGGCGTGCGCGATGGCCTCGGCGCGAATGGCGCTTGCCTCCAGAGCAGTGTTGGTGGCTGCAACACTGCTCTCGGCCGGCCGCGATGAGCGGGTGTTCCCATCGGAAACACCCGGCTCCTGCCCAAGCGGCGCCGATGGATCCTCTGCTGGCATGGTGATGTCGCCTGAGGTGATGTTGTCTTTCCCAACATCACTTTCGGGTACCGCAGGCGGGGTTGCCTCCACCGTCTGATCCGGATCGTCCTCAAAACCGTTGCAGTCGGAAACGGTTTCCGCGACGGCCTCAATCAGCGAAGGCGGCGCGTTGCGGAACCGGCCAATGTCGAAGCTGGCGGCGATCCGCACCGGCTCGGCCATCCGTGTCGCAAAACCCGCCGCGAGCGCGTCCTGCGCATCAAACCAGGTCTCGGCCGTCATCAGCGCCGCGATCTCTTCCTCGGGGCGTCCGGACCGGGCCGCATAGCCGCGGATCATGCTGCCCGCGATCTTGTCCATGGTCTCGGCCATCTCGCGCATGTCGGCGGCCGTGCCCATCACCAGCCCCGAAGGGTCATGGATCATCAGGAAGGCGTTCTCGGGCATGACAATCTCGTCGCCAGCCATGGCGATGTAGCTCGCCGCGGAAGCAGCGATGCCGTCGATCCAGACGGTGATCGCGCCCTCATGACGCTGCAGCGCGTTGAAGATCGCGACAGCGTCAAAGACCGAGCCGCCGCGGCTGTTGAGCCGCAGATCGATCGGCACGCCGTCGGGCAGCGCGCCCAGTTCAGCCAAAAAGCCCTTCGCGCTGACGCCATAAGCGCCGATTTCATCATAGATCAGCACTTCCGCCCCGGAGGCCCGGGCGCGGATCTCGTACCAGGATTTCATGATTTCACTCCTGTTGCGGTTTCGTGGACGAGCCGCTGCCGTCCTCGTTGGAGGTGTTAGGGTCTGGGATGGCCGTCGGTGTCGCCCGCGCGCCCTGCGTTTCGCCCCGGCTCGCGCGATAGGTCAGGCCGAGATCGACGGCGCGCTTGGCATCTGCGGCATTCTCGCGGTCCACCTCTTCGATATCGTAGCCCGTGGCCTCGACCACTTTGCGCCGGGATGTCAGCCCCGCCTCCATCGCCAGCACCTGCGCCTGGATGTCCTTCAGCGGATCGACCCAATCCCATCGCGGCGGGATCCATTGCACGGGTCGCGCGGCAACCGGGTCTGCCTCCAGCGCGCCCGAGAGCACAGCGGTTTCCAGCCAGCGCCGCCAGATCGGGCGGCAGAGCTGGTGCGCCATGACCCCGTGCTGCAGCTGGCCGATGCGGCGGCGGAATTCGACCAGTTCCGCGCGTAGAGACGAATAATTCGCCTGCCGGACGTCGCCGGTGACGAGGTGATAGGGCAGCCCCAGCGAGGCCGAGACGGCGAGCAGCGTGCGGTACTGGAAGGCCTCATAACCCCCACCGACATCGGCGGGGCTCGAGAACTTCACATCCTCCCCCGGCAGCAGGACCTGCATCGTGCCGGGCTCGAGGCTGGCAAGGGCAGCGCCATCAAGATCGGCGGCCCCTTCACCCATCATCGGGTCTTCGGGCGCTGTCTTGGTGATGAAGCCCGCGAACATCGCCGCAGTTTTCTTCCGATCAAGCTCGGCGTCGTCGTACTGGTCGAGCAGGAAGAGCCGCACCATGGCAGGCGCCACATGCGGGAGGCCCCGGATCTGGCCTGCGTCAATGGGGCGGTAGATGTGCAGCACCTCCTCGGCTGGGACGCGCACAGTGTCGGGTACCGCCACCCGCTGGTCCGTGCTGTCGCCCGGATGGCGACGTCGGAAGTGATAGGCCACCCGCCGCCCGATCAGGTCGAACTCGATCCCACAGCGGATGCGGTTCCCATTCGGGTCCGTCTCGGTTTTTTCAAAGGGTAGCATCTCGGACTGGAGAAGCTGCAATTGCAGTGGCACCAGCAGCCCGTCCTTCGCCCTGCGGGGACGCAAGCGGACAAAACACTCGCCTGCGACAAACATCTCGCGCGCGACCATGGCTTGCAGGCCGTAGAAGTCGGTTAGCCCATCGGCATCGGCCTCATCGGTCCAGGCAAGCCAAAGCTTCTGGACCTGGTCGCGCAGCGCAGCATCCGTGGTCAAAGAGGATGGCTTTATGCCATCGCCCACCAGGTTCGCGGCAAAGGCTTCGCAGGCATTGGCCGCATAGCCGTTCGTCACCACCAGTTCACGCGAGCGAGCCAGCAGTCTGGGCCCGCCCGAGGCGACCAGCGCATTGATGTTTTCGAGCGGCGGGTTCCAGCCCCGCAAGCGGCGCTTGGCCATCGCGCCTTCAAGCCGCGCGCGCACGGCCTCAGGGCCGCCAGTGGCCCGGCGGCGGAACAGGTCGAACATCCACATTTCTGTTAGAGCCCCTTGGCCGTCGTCATCCGGACCTGGCGCACGATGCGGCGGCCCTCAGCCGCGGCGATCTCGCGATCCAGCGCCTCGATGGCGCTGTCGATTTCCGCAACCGAGCGATAGTCCACCGTCTTTCCGTCGTAGCTGACACGGGCCACGCCCGAGGATCGCTGCGCTGTGAGGGCCTCGCGGCGGGCGCGGAGGTCGATGTTTGTGGCCATGCGGCCTCCTACTGCGTCATTGACATATGCGCCATTGGCGCATATGTCACCTCATGGCCATCATAATCGTCGCCGAGACACCCGAGTTCCAACGCCGTGCCCGCGCGATCATGAGCGATGCGGAGCGTATGGCCCTGATCGATTTCATCGCCCGCAACCCATTGGCGGGCGTCTCCATCGGCGGTGGCGTTAGAAAGTTCCGTTTCGCACGCGACGGGGGCGGCAAGAGCGGTGGCTACCGGGTCATCCATTTCTACAGTGGCGAAGATGACATGCCCATTTTCCTGATCACCGTTTTCGCGAAGAACGAAAAGGCGAACCTGACCAAGGCGGAAACAGAAACGGTCAAATCCCTCGGCAAATTGCTCGCCGACAGCTACAGGAGCGCAAGATGAGCGACGCATTCAAGAGCATCGAACAGGGCCTCAAGGAAGCCATCGCCCACGCCCGCGGTGAGGCATTGGT